TCGAAGTCAACAGATTTAAACGCTTTGAAGCAAAAGGTTGCCCAATCGCTACAGGCCATCCACCAGCAATTGCCGCAGTTAGCCGAAATCAAGCACGCCGCCCCTGAAACCTACGCCGCTGTCATGGGCGTTGTCCAGGGGTTAATTGCTATGGGGCGTCAATTACAAAGCGGGGACCAACAGCTAGCCAAAGCCATCGGTGTCAAACGTAAGGCCTGGACCGGTGGAGGGTTATCTATTCCTGCAACCGGTACTCCGGAACGCTCAAAATGGGATACAGGCTATCAACAAGCCCTGGCCAATTACTTTACCGAAGGGCGAGCGGATAAGCTAAAGCTAGTCAAGTTTCCTATGGACAAGGTTGATGCCAACCACATGTTGCCTAGTGAAAACGACCGCACCCGACTATACCACAGGATGGTTCGTGGTGGGGATAAAATGCCCCCTGGGTTTGGTCAGGTTAAGAACGGGAGATTGAAGGTTGTTGACGGCATGCATCGTTTGTATGTCGCTAAGAAGAACGGGTTGCCTCATTACGAAGCTTACGTTGAAACAGGTAGAGTTGCTAAGAGCGAAGAAGAGCTTCTAGAGCCCCACAGCTTCGATATGCGCCTCTCAAAAGCCGACTTGATGCCTGGGGGTCTTGCGGACAACCTAAGGCCTGAGGACTTCGACCAGGAGCAATTGGCGATAGGTACCCAAAGAGAACTAGAACACACGGATGACCCTCAGTTGGCCCGTGAAATCGCAATGGACCACCTAAGTGAGTCTGCGGATTATTACAAACAAGAAACCGAAGAGCTGGAAAAAGACGCATTACAGGACAAAGAAGAGCTTGACCCATCTAAGCCGGTAGTGTATACTAAGGAGTTAGATAAAGGGGTTCTTCCCGAACACATTCAGTCTATGCGTGCGCATCACAAACTCGTTCCAGGTCAGATACTAGACAGCCGTCATTTGGTTGTCAAAACGCCTTCTGGGAAGAACGCGATTCGCGGTGTATCAGCCGGAATGGTCCGCGATTTGTCAGATAGCGTTAGCAATCCTGTTGGCCCATCTCAAGGGAACCCAACTTCGGCAAGAAATAAGCCTAGCCGAGGAGTATAACTATCGAATATGTAAGCCTGCCATCCTCCAGATCGGGTATGCCTGTGGGCTGGTTTCGAAACCTTATACTAGCGTTTCCTTGTCTCGAAAATTTGTGGTCCAAGAGGTGTCCAGGATGCGGAGCGATAAGACCACTTTCGGATTATTTCAACTGCTCTTCAAGGATAGATGGGAAACAATCTCGATGCAAGGCCTGTCGCTACAAAATGGGACAGGACTGGGACGCTAAAAACAGAGACCATAAAAAAGAAAAGTCAAGGGATTATTATGCGTCCCACAAAAAACAAATTGCTATTAAAGCGGCGATTTGGTATGAAGCCAACCGAGACAAGCAACTTCAACATCAGAAAAAGAATCGTAAAGCTATTACGGCCAGACAGAGGCTAAGAAAAGAGACCGATCTTGACTTTAAGCTTAGGTTGAATTTAAGAAAAAGGCTAGGGGTTCTTCTGAGGGGAGGGCCCAGAGCCGGTTCTGCCGTTAATGACTGTGGGATCTCCATGGAAGGACTGAGGAAGTATTTGGCTATAGGGTTTTGGCCAGGGATGGATTGGTCAATGTGGAACAAGAAAAGCTGTGGATTCAACTTGGATCATATAATGCCCTTGTCCGAGTTTGATCTAACCGACAGGAACCAGTTTCTTGAAGCAAATCATTACACCAACCTACAGGTATTATGGAAAGACGACAATGGAACTAAGAGAAACCGCCTAGACTGGTCTCCCTTAGAATCCAAACATGAGTTGCCGGAAAGGTTCAAGAGGGAGACCCGGAGTTCCTGGTTCGTTATCCTTATGCAGTAAGCTGGCGGGGAGCGGCCCCAAGAGAGGGCTTAGCGCCGCCAAGGTTGATTGAAGAACCGGCCTCTTTGCCTTGCGCCTGGGCATCCCCGTTGACGCGAGGTGCCGACATTGTCATTTTGCTCAACCGGGGCTTATTGGTGTTGAAGTAAAGGTCAACCTCTTCCTGGTCCTTACGCACCAAGACAAGTCCTGGGGTCTGTGCCTGCTTCTTGGCTTCCTGAACCTGCTCAACCAAGCGGCGGTAAATCTCACTTGATGCACCGATATAAAACGAATTCTTCCAATGCTTGCCGTGGGTTACGCTGGCCAAAGAAGCAGGAACAGCAAGCCAGGCCTCGTTGCAAAGTCGAGTGATTTCCCGGACCAGGTAAAGATACATGTAGTTAGCGGTCTGAACGTTTGCCTTGCGACCGATAACCTTGAACTTGGTGATCTTGACGCGGTTGGGGTATTCACCAGCGATTGAGTAGTCGTACCAGCCATGGCAACCAAAAGCCTTGACAAGGCCCAGAAGAATAGCTCCCTTCCAGGTAGAAGTACGTCGACCCTCAACACCATCGAAGAACGTTGTCTCAATAGGGTCAGAGTTAGCTTCACCAGACTCAACCCTAAGGTCGGCCTCTTCCAGCTCGTAATCGGCCATCATCTTGGCCGCTTTTGCAGCTGCTGTGGCCGCTTCGTGAGGATTTGAGGAGGTGGACAGGGCCAACAACTTTTGGATACGGTCGACAATCTTTGAAGTGTTTTCCATGAAGAGGACAATACTTTAAGGCCCATACGAAGTCAACAACAATCTTTTTGGGGTGCCGATAGATGCAATGTCACCAAGCGTAAGGCCTCGGGATGGGGCGGATATATCTGAGGCTTTTGGTATATTCTCGGGCGATATTCTCATAAGACATGCTTTGATGATTGGGCTCCAGGACCTTAGGGATAACCCTTGGCAGCTGTCGTTGGTGTTTGCATCATTGGTTAATGACCCTTACACGGCAGAGAAGTATGGGCAGAAGGAACTTGCGAATGCTGTGAGCTGGTTTTTGAAGACGAACGTCCCGGTTATTCTTGACGCTACGCTCACAAACAGTCCCGCGATTCCATGCGTCATTGTTGGGTTACAGGATTCAAACGAGGCCGAGGCGACCCTAGGCGATTTACATTACGTAACGAGTCAAACTGTTGAGTCCGAGTATGAGCCACTGACCCAAAAGTTTTCAGCTACCTATGACATCAATACCGGCCTAGTCGTCCCAAGTATCCCCGTAGTCGTCAACAACCAAATGGTGCTGCAAGATAAAGTAGGCCACACGTTCAAGGTCCTGGATACCCAAATAGACCCTAAGGGTAACGAGAACTTCCTTATTGGTAAGAATATTACTGTTGGTGATTTTAGTCAATGTATTTTGAAGTGGGCAACTAACAAGGTTTCGGTACAGCTAGAGTCATTGTGGATGGCCGAGTCCTATAACATCGTCTGCAATGTTCAGGGTGAACCTTACTATGCATTGTATTTGTATGCGGTAATCAAATATTGCCTGCTACGATACAAGAAGACACTTTTGGAAGGCCGTGGATTTGAGCGCACCGTAATCAAGTGCTCCAAGCTAATGCCCAACAACACCTTAGGTCCAGTTGGCAGTGAAAATATTTGGTGTCGCGTCATTACTATTAGCGGCTTCGTCAAAGAGTCTTGGGCTTCTCAAACCTCTGAACGTGTTACGTCCGCTACCTATGCCCCTCCAGTAGGTCCCGATGGACTGAAGGTTAGCCAAAAGGACTTTCAGCCCAATTCATTTAGATCAGACCCAGCTTTGCCAGATCAAGGATTTCTGGCGGGTGACGGAATCGGGAGTATTAGTTAATGGACAATATGCCGGAGTTTACTGAAACTGTACCTCACCTTGCGGACCATCCTCTATTTTCGGGCTCCCAGCCGGTATCAATGATTTCGGCTGATGCTCCAAAGTGGCTACACAAGCTACCATTGTCCCAGCAAGAGCCAATCAAAACGTATGGCCATCAGATGCTAGGCCTAGACCTAAAGAAGATGGGGCTAAGGCATGAGGCTACAACGGGTTCGTATGGCGCTCCAGAGAAATCGTACATTGTGTATGGTGCGTCAAAAGACCAAATGCACGGCCTAGCCAACAAGTACGGCCAAGACTCATACATCCACGCAGAGAATGGTCATAAGTCGGCCAAGATGCACTACTCTTCGTTGGCTGAAGATGAAGCTGGGAACTCCCTGAGGGGTTCTTACATTCCTAGCAAAGGTTCATATGCCTTCCATCCTACAGAGAAGCCAGAGGACTATTGGACACATTTGCCTGGTAAGGGCTACATGCGTTTGAACCTTGATTTCGATCACCCTCCGTTGAAGGACAATATGACTAAGCGTGAAATCCGCGAAAAGCTTCTAGTTGCCCTCAAGAAGGCTATCAAGACGGCTAAGTAGCTATTTTGTATCTGACCCCCAACAATCTTTCTTAGTGATACAAGGAACAGAAATGAACATCAAAGAATTTAACCAAAAGCTGGCCAAATCTATTTCAAATGGTATCTCAAAGTACCAGGATAACATCAAGAAGAACCAGGACAAAGAGAAGAATGGTTGGGCTAAGCTGGCCAAGACGTTGGGGGAACAAGACCCTGCTTTGACTGGTGCTGGCGGTAATTTGGATTCTGGCTCTGCTACTACTGGGATTGTTGCTAAGGGGGAGGGCAAATCCGGTCTGACCTTCAAGGAACACAAAGAGAAAGCCAAGATCTTTACCGAGAAAAGCAAGGCCATCAAGGATAGAATCAATCCCGATAAAGTAGAGAAAGGCGCTCTCCCTGCTGACACTGGCTATGGCGCTTCTGAAAAGGATATGAACAAAGACGAGCTAGACATGGACGCCCCCGGTTGTGGTGTTTGTGGGGGTTCTTCTATTGTCCCCATGGGTTCTTTAGGCAACAAGGTCTATCACAAGTGCATGAGCTGCGGCATGATTGGTAGCACGACTCCTAGGGAAGAGAACACAGCGGCCAAGGAAGTTGTTGAGCCTACTGTGGCGAAGAATATGGCAAAGCTTCCTGATGGTTCTGGTTGCGCTACAGGTGTGGTTAAGTCCGAGCCCCTAGCCACTGTTAGAACCACCAAGATGAAGGGAATTTCTGGTCTGCCAGCTCCCAAGAGCAAAATGGTGGTTAAGGCCGAAACCAATCCCAACACAAAGCAAGCTGACACAACGGGAACTGTAGAGGCCAAGAGTGTAAAAGGGGCCAAGGACGGTTCCGAAAGTGTGCCAGAGGCAAAGAAGACTGATGGGTCGGGTGATGTAAGTAAAGGTAAGATTGAAAAGGGCGCAATGATAGATACCATTAAACAACAGTCAGCTAAGGCTGGTGTACCTGTCAAGTCTGTCCTGGGCTATCAACCCCCTAAGACACTTGCTGCCGTTAAGCCAGCTCCTACACCTAATTTCAATAAGTCCACCATCCCAATGACAGGTCATGCCGCTGAAATGGCTATCAAAACCGGCAAGCCTATCATTCCAGGTCGCCCACTTGTTCCCAAGCTAACTGGTGGCGTACAAACCCAAATTGCAGCCCAAAAGAAGCCGTTGATTCCAATGGTTAATACTGGCGTTGTGGCGAAGGGGAAATACAGACCCCTTGAACCACATGAAATGCCTGGAGAGAAAGACAAGCTTAAGGCGATTCAAAAAAAGAAAATAACCAAAGCCGAGCCCACAATGGCCAAGCCAGTAACAAAGAGCCCTTCTTCAGCTCCAGCAGGCAAAACAACCGCCCCCAAAGCATCCACAGTGGCTCCCAAGGCAGCCCCTAAACTTTAATAGTAACAGCAATCTTTAACGGAGAAACATAAATGGCATCTCAATACACAACTTCAAATGGCCAGACCCTAATTGTCCCTGGTGGGTATGCCGATGACCAAATCGTCGCCACCCCCTCGACTGTTGCTGCCAACGGTATTCTTATTGTAGTAGGCGAAGCTGATTCGGGCCCTTCTTATTCAGAAGAACTCGACCTATCCCAGAACGCCTTTGGTCCTGATCAAAAGTCAGAAGTCATGGCTAAGTACGGTTCAGGTAACCTTGTCGATGCTTTCGTAGGGGCTGTCACTGCTTCTAATGATAACAACATCAAAGGTAGCTTTACCAGTTTCGTTCCTATCAAGACCAACTCCTCAGTTAAGGCCTCTACCACTCTAACTGCTATTGGTGGTGGGACTTATGCTAATCTAGTGGCTAAGTCTGCTGGCAAGCCTGGCAACCTAATTACGCGAGCAGTCAATATGTACGCTCAAGAACAAGCTCCAGCAATTGGCCCGGTTATTTTCGCTTCTCCTCAAGTAGTAACCGACCTAACCGCTCGCGTTAATGGTGCGGCGGGCGTTACAATTGGTGGTTCAACTCACCTAGCAGTAGGAGCAACGCCTACAGCTCTAGTTGCTGCAATGAACGCCACGGCTCTTACAAACGCTGGGGTAACTACTTCAGGTGGTGTTGCTAGAGGCCTCATTGGTTCTGCGACAACCCGAGTAATCACTGTTAGCAATGTCTCTGGTTATTCAGCTACATTCAGCGCCACAGTTGCTTGGGCTGTTCCTCCAGTTCCTGGCGACATCCTTTTCATTCCCTCGACTTCGGCCTTTAGGGCCGGTACAGAGGGTACTTATGTTGTTCAGACTGTAGGGTCGGCGGCTCTAACCGCTCTCAAGGTAATTGACGCAGTTGGTTCAGGTTTTGCTAGGTCTGCCCCAGACGCCCTAGACATCAACATTACTGCCGCTCCTGCCGACATTGAGTGCTATAGCCCAGTCATCATTGGGGTTACTTCTGGCACTCCTGTTCCAGGTCTAGGTAAGACACTTGAACTGGCTGATAACACAACTGCTGTTGCCGGTTTGTTCTCGAATCTGCTTTGGTCTTACAATTCACAGACCCTATCGGTTAGCCGATGTGGGGCAGTTTCTACGTCGGTTATCCCGGCAGTAATCACTTCTTCACAAGAATACACAGTAGACCTTAACATCGTTCGTCAAAAGGACGGCATTTCCGAAAACATCATTGTTGGTGGCAGCCCTGTTCTTAATCTAGGGTACAAGGGAACTACGGCCCAGGCAGTTATTGCTAATGGCGTTATGACTTGTACTTTGGTTGGTGGAGCTAGCGCTGGTCTCAATCCAGTTATTACTCTGGCCGATTTTCCAACTATTGGCGATTTGTGTCAATATTTCAATTCATTGGGAGACTTCACAGCCGCTCCTACTCTAGTGACTTATGCCTCAATCAGCCCAACCAGGCTTGACGCGGGAACCTACAACTTCGGTACGACTTGGGGCGCTCAGACTTGCCGCATCAAGACAGACGGCGCAGACTTCTTAGATTCTGTCAATTCTGAATCAGTCCTAATCAACATCACTCCTCCTGGGGTTAGTACCGGCCTTGTTGGTCTTCCTCAAATTGCGGCTCTAGGCTTCCTATCAGGCGGTTCTAAGGGCGGTACAGCCAACGCCAGTATCCAGGCAGCTCTGGACGCTTGCCAGGCCGTAAAAGGCAACTTGGTGGTTCCCCTGTTCTCGAATGACGCAACGATTGATATTTCTAGGGGTTTGACCGACGCTTCCTCGACTTATACTCTTGCGTCAATCAACACAGCTGTACGGGCCCATGCGTTACAAATGTCTCAGCTGAAAATCCGCAAGCGTAGGTTAGCAATTTTGTCCACCCGAGACACCTTTGCCAACGCCAAAATTAACGCAAGCAACATCGCCAATTCTCGTTGCGCCATGACATTCCAAGACGTCAAGGATAACAACTCCTTGGGCAGTCTAGTTGTCTTCCAGCCCTGGATGGCGGCAGTCAAAGCAGCCGCAATGCAGGCAGCTGGGTTCTACAAGGACATCACCCACAAGTACACAACTGTAAGTGCCGCTACTACAGCGAACAACGACTTCAACTACAATATTAATTCCAACCTAGAAGACGCACTGACCTCTGGTCTGTTGCCTCTTATCTATGATGGCTCTGGTTATAAGTGGGTATCTGACCAAACTACTTATAGTGTTGATGACAACTTCGTCTTCAATAGCTTACAGGCGATGTACGCCCTGGACATCATCATGGCGACTTCTGAACAGCGTATGGAGCGGGCTTTCGTTGGCCAGTCTCTAGCCGACGTTTCAGCTACTACAGCCGTTACGGTCTTTGGTGCCATTATGGACGACCTAGCCCGACTGAAGCTCATTGCTCCTAGTGATGATGCTCCACGAGGATTCAAGGACGTACTTATCAGGATTGTAAACGGCAACGCAATGGTGGTTCAAGCTCAGATCAAACTGGCCACTTCAATCAAATTTATCTCGATTGTGTTCATGGTGTCGGCCATTCAACAGTCTGCCACTGGTTAATTAAAAGGAAAATAACACATGCCAGCAAAAGTTTTATCAGGTGCAAGAGCGGTTCTGTCAGTCTATGATGGAACAAACATTAGCCCCGTTGGTATTTTTTCTGATTGTAGTTTCGGTGTAACTTATGACGTACAGCCCGCCTGGATTCTAGGTAGGTACAGTGCGGCAGAGTTGGATTACACTGCACAGGAAGTCGTGCACATTACAGCTAACGGCTATAGGATTGTCGACCATGGTTGGTTTGCTGATGCTCAATTCCCACGGCTAGATCAGCTGATGGCTAGGGACTACATGATTATGACGATCATTGATCGTCAGACCAAAGCAGAAATTGCTCGTATTGGTAAGGTTCGTCCAGTCGCTGCAACTGGTGGGTTCAGTGCGCGACAATTGTCTACATCTACCCACACATACCAAGGCATCCTAATTTCTGACGAAACCGCCCAGGATAACTACGAATCCGCTGGCGCAATGGAACTTCCTTAAGCTGAGGTAACATGCCAACAATCGACTAGCTGATCTACCACGAGTAGAAACAGTAACGAGCCCCTAGTGATAATAGCTAGGGGCTTTGCTTATTCCGCCTGTAGCTTTTAGGAAGAACGACTTCAAATTCATTTAGCTTTCTTGATAGGAATCTGGCACCAGCAATTTCGTCACCAAGTCCATCTCCAGTATATGCAGCAAAGGAAAAGCTACCGTCAAAGAAGATGTCCGCACCGTCCGAAGTCCAACGCTTCGATGGTTTTGTTTGACTAGTCGCATCACTCCACCTTCAACAGCTTCTTAGGAATAGTCAACACATTTTGTCCTAGTACGGGCTTGTCCAGCCAAACCAGCCAAGAGTCATCTGTAGCAAGTTTTGTGTGCATGTTTTGTATCTTAACAGGTTTCCAAAGCTTGTCAACAACAATCTTTAGGGCATGGCGAGCACCTACAACCCAACGATCCCAAATAACGCAACGTGGGGAATCTCTGTAACCATCTTACAGCCCCCCGTCGCTCCTGCTACCGTAGGTCTTCCCTTTGACCTCACCACCTATACAGGGAAATCTGAAATTCGTTCTCATGACGGTAACACGGTTCTGGCAACTTGTACAGTTACTATTACGAATGCTGCATTAGGTCAACTGAGGTGTTTTCTTTCTTTGGCCCAGGCAGCATTACTTCACCCTACGTCAGCTGTCGTTTCCCCCAAGACCGCCTTGCCCGTTTGGGATGTCATTATAGGGAACTCGGACCAATCTAAGGTCTTCCGTATCGTTGAAGGTGTAGTAACGGTCCAAAACGGAGTTACCCATTGGTAGAAATACAAGAAGAAACAATCTCAGTAACGATTACCGATACCCCTGAAGCTTTAGTAAGCGTTATTAATGTGGGGCCTCCTGGAGAGACCTTAAACGTCTTGCCTAAAGACGACAGGATTACTGTAGAGAGCGGGTCGGCTCCAAACACAATCTTAGTAGGTACAACGCTTCCAAGAGTAATAACCTCTACGGGCGCCCCGCCAGACCCAACAGGAATAGACAACAATACCCTATTTTTTACTTACGTATAAAAGGAATCAAAATGAGCACAATCGAGACACTAGCAGCAGGAGAAAACATGACAATTGGTACACTGGCAACCCCGGCACTTGGTGAAGACGTTAAGGTGCATCGCGCATCAGTCCTAATCCAGCACATTCGTGACGGAAAAATCTTGGCCGAGGAAACGGTCTATAACGTAAAGACAACTGCTGGCATTGACTTTACCTTTGCTCAGACTTACGGGACTGCGGCTCAAGCCAATGGTCTAAACTACATTGCGCTATCAAATGACACCCTAACTGAGACCAGTGCCTCGACAACTCTATCTACGGAAATCGCCGCCAACGGTCTTTCACGCCATATTGGTACATACGCTCACACGGCGGGTACTTCAACGGCTACTATCAGCTATACTTTCACCTGCGCTACAGCTCCTCAGTCAGCTCAAAAAGCCGCTCTGTTCTCTGCTGCTACCGCTGGGACGATGCATCACGCTATTGCTTTCAGTGCGGCTCGTTCGCTACAAATTGCCGATCAGCTAGCTGTTACGTTTACTATTACATTATCATAATCCTGCCCAGGTTAAGGCCCTAAATTGTCCAGGGCCTTAACTCCTACTTTTGAGGTGCCACGATGCAGATTCTCCACCACGATTTAGGGGGTGCTGTTGGTGATGATTCTTCGGTAGCTTCGGCTGGGGGAATTGTCCCCAGTCACTGGAAGAAAGCCCATGACGCCAGCTATACCGTTAGAGTAAAATCTGGTAATTATACTGTCGACAGCCAAGTTGCGGGCGTTGTCGACGATGTGGTCTTGTGCTCTGGCACCATGAACTTGACCCTTCCGGGGGCTACAGGCTCTGGTCGACCTTTACGAGTTGTTTTTGACGCTGGTACTGTTGCTGTAACAATTGTCCGCTCGGGCACAGATACCTTAGGCC